TTTCGTTAAGTTCAATTTTACTTGATTGGTATCTTGGATTCTCAGTATTCTCTAAGGCTTCCAAGACAGCCATCCTTACAATCTCTCTATGTGTATGTTTTGCTAAATCACAATTAACACCAGTAGTTTTATCTACTATTGCAGGATTCTTTAGGTATCTAAGATAATAATTATCTATAACCTGACCTTCACCGCAGATAAGTTCTACTCTGTCATTATTATAATCTAATCTATATACAGTATTCTTTTCAGGTTTATTAAAAGGATCTTCTATAATTTTATTATAGCGATCATGAGTTATAGTTTTTACACTAACTCTTTTTTCTGTCCCTGCAGAATGTGGAGTTCTAACTAATGCCTCTTCATTTATAGCATGTCTATAATCTTGCGGCAAAGTAACAAAAACTCCATTAGGCTTGTTCATTGTTGAGATATGTACATCAGGATCAAGAGTCTCATTATTAACTATATTACGTAAATCGTCTCTACGCTTTTGATCCTCTTCAAACCCTGTTCTTCTAGGATTATTTCCAAATGCACGTTTAGCTACAAATTTTTCAATCGCAGCGTTTAAAAATCTATCAATTTCTGAGGTTAAGAAAGATGGAGAACCTCCTCCATCTGCCTTATCCATCAGTAATTTAAATTCATCATGCATTGAAACTATGTCCATACTACTTACTTATAGTGAGTTTACCTTTTAAATCTAAATACACTTCCTGATTGCTAGGATTTTGTAAGTATTCAATCGTTTGCTCAAGTGCATACCCTACAACATCTCCACCAGGAAGTTGATATTTAGTACCATTCTTTACAAGAACTCTTGCTGATATACAATCATCAATAAATGCTCTCATTGCAAATGTTGGATCTTCCACAGTAGTTAAGAAATTCTGTGGATCATCTGTTACGATTTTATCCAGTTGTGATTCAACGAAATCTACAGACGCATCGTCTCCAGCTCGTTTACCCATAACTTTAAGAACATCTTTCATTTCTGTAGTAGACATATTACTAAATACTTTGTAAGCCTTACGCTTAAGTTTAGATTTCTTATTTTCTACTTTAGCTTCTTGCTCTTCTGAAGTCATTACATACTCTGCAAATGGGGAATCAAATCTTTCCATTTCTGAGTTTGCAACTCTTTGATGAGCTTTTAAAACTAAGTATTTTAATTCATCTTCTGGGAAAGCAAGATCAAGAATTGTTCCTTCTTTAGGAACATCTACTCTAAACATTGTCCAATAATCTTTATTATATCGGGATAATGTTCCAGTAGACATATTCATCTTTTTTTCAAGACGTCTCTCGTCTTCCTCAGTCAATCCAGTATTAAGAACTCCAGTACCTTTCATTGCTTGAACAGTTAAACGCTCAAAGCATTTAGAGTAGCGGATGGCCCCGTCATGATCGTCGGGTAGCCATCCATTTCTCTTAATAGGTTTTAAAGTAACCTTATCTGGTGTATTATTAACAACACTTTCCTTCTTCACTGCAGGTCTAGCCTCTGTCTTTACAGCTTCTTTCTTTGCCATCTTCTTTCGTGTTTATATTAATTTATTTATTATACTGCAGATGAGTAAATCAATTCAGCACAAGACATTGGGTTTGCAATAAGCACACCTTGTTGAGCTTGAGCGAATAATTGATAACCATCTACTGCAGAAGCAGATCCTTTAGAGAACGAAGTGTTAGGACCAAGTGGAGAAGTAGAACCAGCTACGTGCCACATTAATTCTTTACGTCCTTTAGGATATACTCTACGAATATTCTTCTCACCACCTGAAGTACCCATGTTAAGGATAGTGTAACGGTAAGATTCAGTGTATCCACCTTTTGGATGAGCAACACGGTTACGAACTTCGTTATCATACATTGGTAAGTGTACTAAAGTAAACTTGATCCCTTGTGGGCCCATGAATTCTCTGTACTGACCTTTGAATCCTAAGTTTTGTCCTTCACCAGAAATTCTTTTAGAATCTAATGGTTGGAAACGAGCTGCGTGATTTTCAAGCGCTCTGTGGAATTGAACCATACCACGCTCACCTGTAAACGCTACGAAGTGACGTTGATCTTCTGGAAGGATGTTAATTGATAAGTTCAATAATACATCTTCTAAATAGTCAATTGTAAAGTCTGTATAGTGGAACTTGTACGATGGAGAGATTTGCTCACGTAAACCTGCACCTTCGATAATTGGAGTTCCATTTGCTCCGTACATATTATAAGTACCATTAGCCTGCTTGTTAGATTTAGAGAACCAAAGCATACGCTCTTTTTCTTTCATCCACTGACACATAAACTCCCATTCAGCATATTGAGTCCAGATCTTAGAAGTCTTGTTTGACTTAGGATCTAACATCTCAATCACTAACGGACGTTGGTGCATGTTTCCAGGAATAGTGTAAGTCTTAGATAAGAAAGACATTGCATTACGCATTTTGAACGGAGAGCTGTAGCTTGTTTCACCATAAGTCTTGTTCAATGTTCTTTCTTGTGGAGAGTATTCTTTACTCGCTTTAGATCCTGCAGCTAATAATGAAGGAGCTACAAAAGAATCAGCATCTGCTGCCATAAGCACACAAGGGTAAACCCAAGAAGTACCAGACATGTAAGGCTCACGCATAACACGTACAGCAGTTTCACCATCATCTAAAACTAGTTTATCAGTAACAGCGAAATACTTTTCTGCAAATTCAATTAACATTTCAGCTCCGTATTGACCTGGAGTTCCTGATAAAGTATTTGTAATAGTAATCGCACGTTCGTCGTCACCTTTTAGGTGCCATTCGTAATCATTGTCATCTGGAAGCTCTTGCTCGCCACCGCCAATTGATAAAAAATAATCTAAACCAGCATATTGGTTTAATCCAAAAACTCTACTAATAATGTTAGACACTAATGTAGGTTCTTGGGCAAATACACTTCCTAAGTGATTTTCTGTCGTAAGGCCAGACCAACTCTTAGGAGCGTACATTTGTAATGAACTAATCTTGTTTGCCATTGTTAATTAATTTAATTATTACTTGTTGTTTATAAATAAATAGCTCCTATCGTAGAGATTTTCTCATAGTGTCAAAGTCAACATTTTTTGAGGTACCTCTACTTGGTCTGGAACCAGTTTTTTTCGTACTCTTAATCGCGTCTGCCAACTTCCTTGTTGATTTAGTTGTTGACTGACGTTCAAACGCTGAAAAATCCCACTTAAGGACTGTCGCTAAATATGCTATTTTTAAATCAAACTCAGGATCTTTTTCTCTCATTCTCATGATTTCATTTTTTCCACTCTTGTCTAATTTAGTTATACCTTTATATAATTGCTCTTTATCTTTAGGAGACAATTTAAATCCAGGTAAAATTTCTTCTTTTTTTCCAATGTGATCATTAAGATCTTCTAACCATTGTTTATGTGCTTCAGCTCTTTGCTTTTGTTCTTGCTTTTGCTGCTCCACATAATTTTCTTTTTCTGCTTTTTGAATATCTTTCAATGAAGCTAAAGCATCCTGCGCTTCTTCTAGCAGAACTCCAGAATCTTCGTATCTCTCTATCTTCTTCGCTATTCTTTCTTGAGACCATCCCGATCTTGCAAGAAGATCTTTAACGAGAGCTTTTTGAAGACTTGCATCTTTTTCAATATTAGCTTCACTAAGAGCTTCATAAGTTTGCTCTTGACTAGACATTTCTAATAGATTCTGTAAAGGAACTCCTTCCTCATAGTTCTCTAATAAATATCTAATTTCAGGGGGCATATTTTCTTTATATTCAGAAATCTTATTACCCACTGATTTCTCTACTTGGCTCATAAGCCAATCTTCAGAGTCTTCAAACTCTTCATCTTTAAAATCTATAAGCCCAGCATCTCTTTGCAACGAAGCAAACACAAATAAAGGTTTTGAGTCTTCTTCGACTTCTTCTTCTGAATCGCTAACTTCAGATGTTTCTTCCACTTGTTCCTGCGGATCTTCTTCAGTAGCTTCTTCTTCTTTATCTGCTTTGAGTTCGGGCTCATTTTCTTTTACTTCTACCACCTCGTTTTCAGGTAGCTCATCAACCTCTTGTATTTTTAACTCTGGGTTAAATATACCTGGGTCTTCTTCTGTCTTAGCATTCTCCTTCTCTTGAGGCTCTGGACTAACACTGTCCAAAACACTCAAATCTAATCCTTCTAATGGATTCTCGCCTATTGCCATAATTAAAATTTAGTTAACAGTCAACAAAAATAAAAACTTAATATTTATTTACAAATTTAAAATACAGTCTGAATCAATTAAACCAGCGCTTCTATAGCTAAAATATAATTTATAAGATTATATATTTATTTAGAAGTTGGCTTTTTTCTTAATTGTTCTCGTTTTATTGATTCGTCTGCTTTATTTTTACGCTTAGTTTCTTCTAGTTTAGCGCGCTCTATATCTAGCTTTGCAACATCTATAGTATCTCTTATACCATTATCGTTATCATCTGTATCTACCGTAGAATCTTGCATCTTACTTGATAGATTCATTTGAGCTATCTCCAGCTTCGTTCTGTTATCCTCAGTATTCCGAGCATCTTCTCTATTCTCTTTTTCGATGTCGAGTTGCATTTGCATTTCTTTTTCTTGTTGCTGCATTTGCATTTGTTGTTGTTGCATCTGCATTTGCTGTTCTTGCATTTGCTGTTCTCTTTGCTGAGATTCTTTTTCAGAAATTTTGATTTTATTTCTAATATCAGCAATTGAACTTGAATTATAAACTTCGATAACATCAGATATTGTCATTTTATCGTTTTGAAGTGCTGCTTGAGTGAGTGACTTTAATGCTTCTAAAGCTTGTAAATCTTTTGAAGAATTTGAAACAAATATCCCGTACTCAGACGCATTAAATTTATCTCCCATTAAATTAAATGTTACAGTAGCTAAATCATCTGTAACATATTGAAACTTCTTTGTCTTACCAGCATATACATCTTTCGAAACATCTAGTAAAGTTTGAAGCACTCGCACTTTCGTATTATTATGAACTTCATACCACTTTTCTGTAATATGAGAAGATTGAGTTACTGATCTTTCTGTGGTTCCTACAAGCTCAGAAGAAGATATTGCTCCCATTCTTTGTGGCGTCACCCCTGATAATTGCTGTATTTTTTGTTCAGTAAACTCTAGTAATTGTATGTGTTGTTGGATATAATTACCAGTTTCCATATCTATTACTTTGTTTTGAGTAGATATATTACCTGCTAATTTACCAGTAGATTGTCCTTTTTTACCTTCATTAAATGAGTCCACAAATCCGAACTTCATTGATTGAGCGTAGTACATCCACTTTTCTACTTCCCATCCATCGGGAATTAGTGATAAGTCAATAAGAGCAATTTTCCCTTGGTTAGCTGCAATAGCTAGTTCTAATCTATACCATAATGTGATATACATATAAATCCAAGGAACTAATCTGTCCATAAGAGAAACTGACTGCGAGTTGTTTGCATTATAGATTGTACCAACATATCCAGACTTACAAACAGATAAATTATCCATTCTTCGGAACTGTTGATTTTTAGGTCTAATATTTAAATAAATATTTTCTCCTAATTTCAATCCTTCCCAATACTCATTAATCCACATCCATTCTATGGATTCACCATTTTCTTCATTAACTTTGTAAGATTCATTAACTATAGTTTCTTGAGGCATTCCCAATTCATCTATAAAAGTTAATGTACCTATTTTCTTCATTGACTTCCAAACTACTTTAGTAACTCTAATATTACCATCTTGGTCAAAGTAGTTATACACATCAGATGTTGCCTCTCCTTCTCTATTCTCAATAAATAATTTTTCTTGAGTAGGATAGTTTAATAAACTATCGCTTTGTATAGATCCTCTATTTCCGTGTTCTTTTTCTAGATCATCTATTTGTTTAGGAGTGAGGTCTTCATAATAATTATCGATAACAGTATTAACAGACATCCAAGTGTCTTCAACAATAATATCTGCATCATCTACGTAGTCAGAATTATGAGGTAATAAACAATAAAACTCTAAAGGATTAACTCTTCTAGTGTTTGGCTCTTGAGCTACTTGCTCTACACTATATATTTCTTCTCCTGCTATAAGAGCGTCTTCCCACCCTTTTTGAAATACAGTTTCTAAATTTAGATCTCTTTCTAAATACTGTAGAACTTTATAAGCAGAAGATTCTGCCATATCTTGAAAATCGTAATCAAAATATTTTTGTAATCTTTTTAAATGTTCTGGAATACTAGCCTCAATAGCTTGTTGCATTTCTGCGGCTTGCTGCTGATCCATAGGCTCTCCCATTTGCTGGGCAGCAGCTTGCCTGTGTTGTTGAATAAGTCCTGAAAACATTTCAACAACAGATTTTTTCATCTGCTCTTCTTTTTCTGTTATAGTACCTTCATTTATAGCACGTACTACATAACTAAACTTACGTTTAGACTCTTCTCCAAAAAGAAGGTTAAAAATAGGAGATACAATATCATAATATTGAAGAGTTGCAGGAAGCTCTGCAGATCCACCTAAGCCTAAAGGATCTGTAACATATTCCAGATCCTTCTTATCAAATTTACCATTATACAAATCATAGTTCCGCTTCTTTTTGAAACGAGAACTACGTCTTGTATGATCATATAATCCAATTAAGCCTAATGCAGATTCTATACATTGCTCTCCCCACTTCTGAGTCTTATTCCTTCGACTCAGTTTTTGTCTAGGAAAATCTACGTGAGCCATAAATTAGTTTTAGTCTACTTCTAATAGTAAATACTCACAAAGAGGATTATTAGCAGATGATTTTACCTGTACTTTAGTGTTATCTGCAGAAGGGTAAAATAAGAATTCACCTGGAGAAAGTCTTGCGAAAATTTGATCTCCGTCATCTGCAAAAATTAAATCATCTGTAGAGTCAAGATTTTTAGCATATACGTATGCTTTCTTTCCTCCACCTGTTGAGCCTGATAAAGCTTCTACAGTCATATCTAAATATGATGTAGATGTTTTAACAGTGGTTAAACCTTGACGGTTATCACCATCTATTGTTAAAGTATCTGTTACAGTTTTTGATAAATTAATAGTATCAAATAAATCTGTACTGCTTATACTAAAAGTTGTCTTTAAAGTTGCGTTTGCCATGTCTTTACGTATTAAATATTATCCTAATGCTTTTTCCATCAATAGAAACTCTACAACAGGATTTCCTGCTGCAGGATCAAGATCTACACTTTGCATATCTGAAATAGGTATAAATGCAAATTCTCCAGGCCCTAGTACACAAAACCAGTCTCCTGTAGTTCCTGCAGTAGCTGCAGCTGCTCTTAATCTTACTTTTACATATTCACCAGTAGTTACACTTAGGTTATGTAAAAATAAGTAAGCTCTATCATCCGTACCTGCTAAAGGACGGATATCTGTTCCCGTACCTAAAGTTAAAGCGTCTGTTGTTCCTGCCCCTGATAATATTATTCGTCCCATCACTTGAGTGTCTCCTGCAGGAGAAAGTGAATCTGTCTCTGTGAAACTAAGACTTTGCTTTGCAAACAAATCAGTACTAGAAAGAGACAGCGTTACATTTACTGTTGCCATATTTATATTTTTTTTAAAATTCGCGAATTAAAGAACAAAAATAGACATTTAATTATTCCGTCCAAATAATAATGTGCTAAATTATATTTTAAGTTTTAACGTTTATAGCTAAAACTGTTTTCTTTTTCTAGTAAATAAAGGTTTATTCCAAAATTCTTGATCGTATATAGTAGTAATTTTCTTTTCTTTATCTACTTTCATTTTTCTAACTTCTTGTAAATGGTATACAACCATCATAAATGCCATAACCCTATCAAAGTTTCCTATATCATTATAAGCTATGAGCTCTTTAAGTAAAGGAATGCTTCTAATCTTATGTAGATTTAGCAAGCCTTCTTCAGCTTCGTATTCCTCTAATAGCCACATCTTAATAAGCTCTTCTCCATAGTCTTTTAAAGGTTTAGACATATGCATACCCTTACCTCTATTTACTCTACTATTTTGAACAACATCTTTTATGATCTCAGGCTGATCTAAGAGAAGATAAGTTTGATTTTTAAACTCCAAATACTGGTACATACCTTTACGCTCGTTCTCGTATAAACATTTAGCGTTGTAGAAATGTAGTAATCGTCTTACTTTCTCATAGTATTGATTAGCAGTTTCTGGTCTTCCTGTGTATTCTGCTACAATTCTATTTGTAAGCTTATTTAAAATAATAGTTGATCCTAATGAAGATGTTGTAGAATCGTCATGGTCATAAGGATCTGTACCTGCAAGATACATGCCGTATGGGATGTTTCCCTCTGAATCTTCGTAAGGCATTTCGTATATAACTACACACCCTGCTAATTCATCACTACCTCTTAAAGGAAACTCTACAATAGGAGATAACTTAGCGTTTGGCTTCCATTTTATTTTATTAGTGGTGGAATCTACATAAAGATCTCCTATGTAATCGTGGTTTCTTTCTTTATTAGAGGCTTCTAACTCTGCTAATCTTACAAGTAAATCTGCTACAGGAAATAAGTTACCTGTACGTGTAAGGAATACTTCAGAGGGAACAAGTGGTCTATTCTGAAGTTCTGCATCTAAAGCACTTCTAGAATTTTTACTTTTCTTTAATTTCTCTCTAAACTCATCTAAATATTCTTTAGCAGGAGCTTCATTTGTATTTCCGTTTTCATCTTTAAACTGATTCAATCCTCTATAAGCAGGTACAAAATAAGAGATCTTTCCTTTTTCTTCCCACTCATCGTTAAACGAGATCATATCGTAAACATCAGGGTTGTAGAACATATCTCTAGCATCTACAGTACCTCCACCTTCCATATCACCCCCTGTACCTAAATACATACAGCTTCCGAATTTGTAAGCCCCGTTTTTCATACATTCTACAGAGGCTTCATGGGATGCTTTAAGATTATTAAACATACCAATCTCCTCCATCACCATTACAGCGGGACGAGTACCATTGGCAGCAAAAGGGTTGTCTTTAAATGTACGATGTTTAATCTTAGACTTACTACCCATTACTTTCCAGGTACCACCTAATTTCTTTTTATACTCTGCAATAACCTCTTTACCAGAGTACCAACTTCCCCCGTATTGTTTAGAGAAAGGTGAAGGAAAAAACTTATTCCCAATCTCAATTCCTCCAGGTAAATTATCCAATCCAAATTGTGTCTTTTTTAATATATCTCCAGAGTACTTAGCATCCCCTGCTCCTGCTACAATTTCTGTAGATGGTGGATTACCTATGTATTCTGGATTATATGCTTTCATACCGTCAAATACAAATTCATGTCCGATAACTCCACCTGCAACAGAGTATGATTTACCGAATCCACGGCTTCCCATCATCATAAAGTTTTTAGCTTCATTTTCCCATAATGGCCTGCCTAAGTTCTTTTTATGTGTCCTACGCATATACTCTGCTGCGGGAATATACTTTCTCCCATTAGGATCTACCCCTTTTTCTATATATTCTCTATTAGCAGTGAATTCTTTATCATCTTCAAATCCAGAGAATCCCCTGGCTTCACACCAATTGTAAAAGAATTCCCACTCAAGATCTCTAAGAAAAGGTTTACCTGGAGTTTTAGTTTTAGAGTGTGTAGTTTTATTTAAAAGGATTGTCCAATAGTTTACATAAAAATAAAGGTTACCTGGCATCCATACTCCGCCTACCCAGTAACCCTCGATACACCTCTTTTTCTCCTCTCTCCAGAATAGCAAGTATTCCTCACTAGCTGGATGGAACTGAGGTATTTCTTTAAGTAAAAAAGCTGCTTTATTAATAATCATATTAATCCTTTCTCGGATGCAGATTCTTCTGCTCCTCCTTTTGTAGAACCTTCGTTAGTTTCTTTATCCACGAGTTTAAGAAGACGTTCATAATCCTCAAACAATTTAACATTTGTTTTAAGTAATCCTTCGATAGTATCTGCATTATCCTCATAAGTGAGTGTGTCTAAATACAATGTTTTCTCATCCATCTTTTTATTCCACACCATTAGTTGCCTTTTAGCAGGAGTAACTAAAGTAGTTTCATAAAAATGTATCGCCTCCTTATATTGAGTCCAATCAAACTTTGTATCCTTTAAATAATCTTTTGAGATCATTTCTTTACGTGTATTATAAGATACATTAGAAAATTTAGAATCAGGGTCTGCTAAAAGAGCAATAGCCCACATTATCTGTGAGCTTTTGCCTTTTGCTTTACTTTTATCTTCTTTATAGATAGAAGCAAAGGGGAGGGGGACTTTTAATTGAGGATGCAATTTCCAAAAATTTACATCTGTATCAAAGCTTTCTAGTATCATGAAGACTGATTAACTCTTAACTTTTCAGATTTTTTAGAGGGACGTACAACGCCTAATACATCAAACATGTTCATTTGGAAATATTCTATTTCGTCCACCATAACCATAAAGCCTTGGCCTTTTGGTATTACAGTGTCTCCGACTTTCACTGTTTTAACATCTTGACTAACTGCTACAACTTTAGCATGCCCATCTCTTTTATCTCTCTCTTCTTTCAGCATAGACTCAGATTTAATAATCCCGCTATCTGTCTCTTTCGCCACATCTGGCATTTCCACTACAATGTGGTTTCCTAAAGGTTCATAATTAATCATGTTTACCATTTTTTAAGTGGGCAATGTGATTGCATTGACCGTGTTTTAGCTATTAGCGGACACCCGCATTTTTTACATCTACTTTTAACATTGAACTCGCAGTTTGAGCAAATACTTGCTCTAGCCTCTGCTATCTTTTCTACATGTTCATTTGGGAATACTACATTCTTCCATCCGTTAAGGATTTCAGACATCTTCTCTTTTGCTCCCTTTTTCTCTTCTGCCATTTTTATAATATTTAAATCTATTCTTTTTCACTGTAAACATACCTAAATGTTTCAATCGAGTAGACTCAAAATCTCCCTCTTCTATAACTTCTTTTAGAAGTCCGAATTGAGATTTAATTATAAGTTCTGTTTTGAACTCGCTTAGATTATACTTCTTAGCTAACTTCTTTATTAGTTTGTCCACTCTATTTTGTATGTTATCTCTATCCCTGTATCTGTAATTCCATTTAAGATATTGGGGTTCAACTTCTTATCAATAATCATCTTCTTTTTTCTAAGCATTGTGATGTGATTATTAAATGATGCTTCAGACATATCTATAGAATTTCTTACCATCTTCCTAACAGGAGTAGAGAATAAAAGTTTATCTATATTCTCATTACTTCTATTCTTATACCATATAGATAAAAAACTAGAAAGTACCTCAATTTCTTTATCCTTAAGTTTTAATATAGGATTAAGAATTTGTATATACGCTTTAAAAGACTGCGCTATGTTAGCTTTTAAGGGTATTATCATCTTCAAATAAGTTTATTTCTGGAAACATAGTCTCTGCTTTAGCTTTGTCGTGCATCATTATAGCTGTCTTAACATATTTAGCAGTATCTAAAGCTTTTTGTCTCTCTTCAGCAGTTGAATCAATACCAAGGTTTGATTGAGTTTTAGAGTTCATATGAAGTAGTTGGTCAATTCTATATCTACTCTTATACTTCACTAAACATCCTTCGCACATATTACCTTCCATAGGAAGATCATAATACTTTCTTATAGTCTTTTCAAAATTGTCCATGGGACAAATATAATAAAATTAATTATAATTCAACATATTAACTATTTCTTTTTTATAATCTGCGCACTCTATAAGCTTATAAGAATCATTATTCTCATTAAACCATACTATAAAACACTTCTTAATCTTAAGCTTCGTCTCAAGCTCTATAATGTACTTGTAAAGGGAGAGTTGGAGGGAGTATGTAGAAAATTCACACTCATCTAGGTGGGAAATAGGGGCAAGCATCTTATTTTGGTACTTGCTAGTGTAGTTCATTTTTTTGTTTGTCTTCCAGTCAAATATGACCAAAGAATCAAGAGTTTTTGAATAGTATAACTGGTCAACCATACCGCATATCCCAAGCTGGCTAGAACCAACGCACAGCTCAGAGCTAACAGGTATAAGATTTTCTTTTGATTCTTCATAAAATTTTAAAAAATGGGATTCAATTTTATCATACGCCTTCATATCTATATCGAAGTCATATATTGTATTAGGAAGAACTTTATTATTAATGTAATTTTCAGCGAATGCATGAAACTTACTACCTTTATTGCATGCGCGCAGACTAATCGAATCCCACTTATCTAAAATATCTTGTACTTCTGTATTTTCTTTCTGTGCGGTTCTTGCTGCCCAAAAGTCTCTCTCGAATGGTTTCTTAAATTTTCCTATAAACGTGGTAACTGAAATTGCAGGTTTACCATCTATAGTATATGTGTGTCCGTCTTCTGTAAATACAACATTGTTGAATTTATTTAGTTCCTGGAATATCATTTTCTAGTTCTTGAATTAGTTTTTCTAAATACACTGCTAAATCCATAGCCTCTTCTTGTGCATGTTTTAGCCATTGTAATTTAGTTAGATCTGTACGTTCCATTGTGGTTCCGTACTTCTCTTTACCTATTTGAGCGCGCTGAGTTATTTTAGTGCAAACTCTAAATTCTATTTCACTCATTAGTATCCTGTCAATAGTTTAAGAACGCTATCTATAGCGCTGTGTCTATGGTTATCCTCTAAAACGATTTTGTAAACATACGAACTTTGTTCTAACTTAGCAATATCATCTATAGCAGAATTAAATTTATCTTTTAGATCAATCTGTTGATTATCTCCACAAAAGATCATTATAGAATCCTTACCTAATCTACCAAGTGCCATTCTAAGCTGTGCTTTTGTAAGATTCTGAAACTCATCAACTATAACTACTGCACTATCAAATGTTCTACCTCTAAAATGAGAGAGAGATACAAGCTCTATCTCTTCTTCATCCATCATTTTTTGAATCTTATCAGGTTTATTGTAAACCTTACGCATGTTCGACATGATAGGTACAAGCCAAGGTTCTAGCTTTTCCTTCTCATCACCTGGAAGAAACCCATTATCTTCTGTAGCTACAGTAGGCCTTGTAATAATAACCCTATTATACTGTCTTTTAAAAAACATATCTAGTGCTATCTGGACAGCAAGAAGAGTTTTACCGCTCCCTGCTTTACCCACTACAAAACTATAGGCATGATTTAAAATATTTTCTTTGGCTTGTTTCTGCTCCTCGGATAAAGTTATATTAAACTTTATATTCCCTTTGGGTTGGCGCTTTTGTTTATTTTCCATATACTACGATCCGCAGTTCTCGCAATCTGGATTATCAATACTACAAGCTTCTGGCTGTTCTTGGTCTTCTAAATCTAAAATCCACGAATCAAAGGTATCGTGCTTAGATTCATCTGCTCTTTTTGCGAAGTCTTTGATATACTCATCATCAGATATTGTGTTGTTTGCCATAATTAAAACATTTTAAAGTTAAAAGAAAAGTGGCCAAAAGAAAACCAAATTGAAACGCCACTAACTTTTCAATTGGGAGAGTCATTGCTGGTTCAACTCTCAAACATCAGATGAATATTATTTATCTGTCCCAACAATCGTTTTAAAATTGAAGTGTCGGTTTGGTAACCCAGGATGCAAACGTAATAAAAATTTCTATCCTCTACAATATTTTTTAAAAAAAATTAAAAAAAAATACCCCTCTCAGAACGAAAGGGGTATTTCAACCAAAAAAACCAAAAACTATGAATCGAGAAAACACACAGTGCGCGCAATATATAATTTTTATTTTTTATATCAAAGCTTTATAAAATTTTTTTTGCGAAAATGAATTAGTGGACCACTTCAGGAAAAACCCCCACTAAAAATTGCGGGAGCAGAATGCCCCGTGCCAATTATGGGAAACAAGATTCGAATAGCGGACATCAAGCCGACGAAGAATCCTGAATGGATGCAAGTTGTGTTTACAACTGCAGTCAAAGAGGGTTCTTTGCTTGGTGTTATCGCTAGAGCAGACTTCTCTGTTGCAACAGCTTACGAACCTGTAGCTACTGCCATTGCTGAAACAATGGTGGTTGGTACAGTGTACGAAGGTTATCGCATAGAGAAATTGTCGCAGGATACGCCGTTCTATAAGGACCAACCTAAGTTTGAGAAAACTGGGTTGTACCATAGGTCGCGTGTTGTTGTGGCAGAGTAAGACTCGGAGCTAAAGGTGTGAAGCACAGTACCACCTTGGCTCAATTTTAAGGCTGTTAGTGCTAAAGTGCAGTAGTGGACACCTTCAATGGTGCACTATTAGTGCTTTAGTGCAGTAGTAGTGTGAGTTACAGAGTGTTCCACTCAACACACGCACACATTAGCACCTTTCATTAGTAAATCATTTAACCTTACATTATAAATATAGCTAAAATACAGATTATGGACATTAACGACGAATTAAAGAAAGCTCAATTAGATAAAGATTGGACTAGTATTAAAAGAATATTTGAGAAGATAAACAGTATTTGTTTAGATGAAGCAGATATGAATATACTTGAGTTCTTAAAGTATAGAGATAATACTGCAGAGTCTTGTAGATATTATTCTATACATTCTAAGACTAAGGTAGGACCATATAAAACAATAAATGATGTTTTATGAAGATGCACAAGATGCTTGGGATTTATACAACATAAGTCCTGAGCTAACGTGTAATTGTGATCAGTTTCATACTTGTCAACAATGTCACGAAGAAGAAAACGGTGAAGATGCGAGTGGCCTTCCAACACCGAACAAAAAAAGCTAGGTAACTACACCACGAGTTATGGTCGTGTCAGAGAAGACATAGTTAAATAAAACGCCGAGCGCAAACTCGTTAATCTATCTTACAATGCTTACATCGGAACGCGCTCGGACTTTAATGCTATGCATTTTAGGTTAAGAGAGTTACAAACTGAGTTCGATGTAAGTATCTAATTAATTAACATTATGAGACAAGAAGACTATTTATCAGTTAAACAAGCAATAGCACAATTCAAAAAAGACAATAACATTAATCCATTCACTTTAAAACCTATAAAAAGTTATGAGAAGACAACTAACTACTCCACTAGAAATCAAAGAAGAGATTGTAAGAATGCTACAAATAGAAAGAGTATTCTTTAAGGGTAAACTCCCTGTAAGTATCAAAGACTTACCAAAAAGGTATACTATGCCTTCATACGTAAACAATAAAGGTGAGCGTATAAAAAATAAGTATTGGACCAAAGCTCGCACTACATTGTGCAATGCTAAGAGATTACCAGCTAAAAGTGTTAGTATTACAAAACCACGTGAAGAGCGTGTTGAACATAATAATACTAAACTATCTATCACATTGCCAAATGGTATGTCTGCGACAGAATTGATAGATCTTATAGCTATTATCAGAAAATCAGGGGCTAAATGTAGTCTCTGATTATAATACAAGCGGTTATCTTAGAGATTAGCCCTTGCACATTAGGTAGTGCCAAACAGTTTGAGCTTATAGCTCACTTATGAGGCCTTAAATGTTAATAAAGACACTCTTGTAAAATGAGTGAATAAGAACCATCCATAGGAACGGTTTAGAGTGTTAACCTAATGATTATTAAGAGTAAATGGTTAGTGCAGGTTCGATTCCTGCTACTCTTCAGAGGGCTGCAGTATGACGTCTGCAAGACTTTCGCACGTCTAGTGAGTTCACTAGTACGAAAAAAGAAGAAACAGCATGCGTTCTTTGGCTTAAGATGATAGAGGAATATTTTGAAAGGATATTTTTCGTGCAGCTAAGAGATACGCTTTGAATGCAAAGCGAAACAGATGCGCACTGCATTGTGCTAGCGTATAAAGTGTTTAACATTACACGTGAGTGACTGACGTAGTTGCTAAATGTAGTCTTATGTTCTGTTCATAAGCAAGTATTAAAAATATGGGGCGTGGCCCGATAAGCACAGTAATGTGTTAAAGACACATCAAGGGGAGAAATACTCTTGGTGTGTTGCCATTTATGGTCAATCTACGCAAGCAGAATATCACATTGAAACAGAGGGCTATCGCCTGAGTGAATGTGTGACATTAGTTGCCAGCTAATGTTGCGGGAGTAATCCCAATAAGAATAATCTGTAGAACAAGTTCAGAGTTAGCTCGTCAAGCTATGTATGGGTATTGTTCAGTAAAATAGGTGTCCTTCGGGATGTCTAAAATTACCGTGATTTGACAAATCATATGGGCTAGTGTTGTATTTGCATCTCAAAAGGATGTGAGCAATCTCCACTGCACTCCCCCAACAATTGGCAGTTGATTCTAAACAACTTAAAAAAAAGCAAAAGACAGTGGACGATAGTGCTGAAAGGTGACTAATACTACACACTTAGGTGAATGTAGTGCATTTTATACTCGCAAGGTATAGGTGTTCGCACAAGAAACATTTGTTTTAGGGTTCGCTACTCTATTATAGATTTATTATTGTGTGAGTAGGTATTATCGATAAGCGTGGTTAGCTATACTAACCGTCACTGATGTGATACACTTCAAAAGAGTGTGGATAAAAGAGGGAATGCCTTGGCGGGCTATAATCCTATCAAAGACACATCATTAGTACTCGTAATCTCAGAGTACTATGTACCAAACATAAAGAACTAGATGGGTGGGCGTATGCAAAGCTGCCCGTAAACCAAGTCCTGAACGCTTGTGTTTGGTTTTAAGAAGCATATGGTATAAACATGAGTTCGATTCTCATGTGCTTCACTAAGCGTTTTCCCATAATCGCTAACAGAACAGTATTATTAGGTTAGACTGATCATCTTATAAAAAGTAATCCTAATTTATACTGTTCTGTTAAATTCATTAAACTTTATATCAACCATTTATTAATTAATCAACAAGTATCCTATCATGGAACAAAACACAAACACAGCAACAGCTCCCGTAACGGTTGAGCAAATTTTAGCAACTCGTAACCCTGAAATCTTTCAGTTACAGTTACGTCAAGAAACAGAGAAGCCAGCTGAAGCAAATCCATTAGGATTCTTCTTAGAAGGTTATCCAGGAGTTGGAGATGGTATTCAACGTAGAGTAGCATTTCAAACAGTTTCTAAGCAATTTATCGACAAGTATAATATCACAGAGGGATGTGATTTCTCTATTACTATCGGTAAAGAGTGTAAACTATTAATCACTGAAACTTTCGAGCAAAGAACTTGGAATGGAGGAGAGCAACAACCTAAAGTTAATCCATCTAACGGTGACATATTAATGAATGGTGGTCGTCCTATCTATCGTAATTGTGAAATCTCATTTGATTTAAATGCAGAAGACACACTTATTGCGCATGACAAAGTAGGTGTAAATGTTACACAAGTAGTGGATGATTTATCTGCCTAAAAATAAATAAGGAGAGTCTTTCCGAAGGCTCTCCATTTATTATTATGGAGTTTCCACAATCTAAAGATGTAACTGTCACTCAAATAGGTGAGCAAGCTTACTTTGTAACAATATCTAATGATGGTATTGGAGCAGTATTAGGTACATGTAGTGTTTCAGGAGTTACTTTTGGTGTCTCTAACATTACACTTGAAACAGTAAAAGAGATTTATTACTCTGACACTGCTCAAGAGATTTCACATCTTAACTTCAATCAAGAAGAGATAAGATTTATTAAAACAGGAGTAACTGAAAAAGGATTTCAAAAACTATTTAACAACTTAATCAACTAATTATTATGAGCACAACAATAGCGTTCGTACTAGCCATTATGGCTATAATCATATCAGTGTTTACACTTTTAATGACTATATCTCAATATAGATCTCTTGAGATTTATATGTATGATTTAGAACAAGGTTTAAGAGAGTGTGCTACACGTACAAGTGAAAATAGGTTAGATATTTCTACTATTGACAATAGAACAAAATCTAAACCTAAAGCTAAAAGAGGTAGACCAAGAAAGAATACTTCTAAACTTCATGAAAATGGAGAGCAATAAAGAGTTTATTGCGCGTATGTATGCATTCTTGCAAGAATTGCCTGAAGAGAAGAAGAGTGATTACAACACTCTTCTTAACTTCTTATCTTATCAATTAAAAACTAGAGATATTAAATTAGTTACTTCATTAACTTCAAAGATTATGTTATCTTTGGAACTCACTGATTATATACCTAAAAGATTTAGAGATGTCGCGATCAAAAAAATTGAAGATGTCTGCACGTCAAGTAGATATACTTTTACGATTCCACAAATTGACAAAGAAGAATTGCAACAAGTATTGGTCGAGCAGAAAGATAAACGAAATAGTGAAAATACTAAACCGAAAATTCAATGATAAGCTTCGTAGGAAATCCAAAGCTTCTGGATTGTTGTGATATTGTAACAATGCAGGATGTAGTAGAATATTGCAAGGATAAAAAAGTACTTGCAGTAGATACTGAAACCACAGGACTTAACTACTTAGATGCAAAACTTATAATGCTACAAATAGGTGATGATAATAGGCAATTTGTTATCGATACTAGATACATAGATATATCACCTTTGAAGAGTATTTTAGAAGACACTGATATAATTAAAGTATTGCATAACGTTAAGTTTGATTACAAGTTTCTTATGAAACATAATATTAGACTTAATAATGTGTGGGATACTATGCTAACTTCACAAGTTATACATTGTGGTAAACAGATGTCACATAGCTTACTTAATGTTCTTGAAAGAGAATTAGATATAGTTATGGATAAATCTGTAAGAGTTAATTTTATCTCTAAAGGTAGTGACGAATTCACTGAATCTGAAATAGTATATGGTGCTAAAGATGTAGAATATCTTGTACAACTATATAATACTCAGACAATTACAGTGATACAGCACAATCTTATAAAGATAGTAGAGCTTGAGAACAATGCAGCATTAGCATATGCAGATATTGAGTATAATGGTATTGGACTAGACAAAGATAACTGGAGTAAGCTTGCAAAGAATGCATCTTATAAGGTTAAGAGCATGTGCAATACATTAGACACATTTGTAGAATCTAATGCAAAACTTAATAAGTTTGTAAATGATTATATACAAGGTGATCTTTTTATAGAGACAGAACAGTTAAGAAAAGTAAATGTAAAATGGTCATCACCAAAACAAGTGTTAGATGTATTTAAAACATATGGACTAGATGTAGAAGATGTGAACGGTAAGAATTTAAACGTTCATAGCAAAGATATATTTGTCAAAACATATATTAAATACAAAGAGCAAGCCAAACTTGCCACTAGTTATGGTGATAAGTTCTTTGAGAATGTAGATAGTGACGGCAGAGTCCGTACAAGCTTCAAACAAATATTAAATACAGGTAGAGTTGCATCAGGTAAGCCTAACATGCAGCAAATACCTGCACATAATGATTATCGTAATTGCTTTATCAGTGGTTATGATGATTATATATTTGTATCAGGCGACTACAGCTCACAAGAGCTATGTATTATAGCCACAGGAAGTAAAGATCCAGTGTGGATTAAGGCACTAGAAGATGGAGAAGATCTTCATAGTGTATGTGCAGATTTAGTTTATGGTAAAGAATGGCAAGATGCAGCAGAATCTGATTGTGCTTATATGCAATCAAAAGCTAAATGCAATTGTTCTGAACATAAAAAACTACGCACAAATGTAAAGAGTATTAACTTCGGTTTAGCCTATGGTATGGGACCACACAAACTAGCTGATACCTTACTAATAACTACTAAAGAAGCAGAGAGATTAATTGAGAAATACTTTAGAGCATTTCCTGCAATTAAAAACTTTTTAGTTTCTCTTGGTAATTATGGTAAAGTAAATGGACATATTAAAACATATGCTCCATATCGTAGAATCAGATGGTTTGAAGATTGGCAAGGTATAAATACAGATAAAACTGTAATGGGTAAGATAGAACGTGCTAGCAAGAACACACCAATTCAAGGTAGTGGTGCTGACATGTGTAAATCTGCACTTGTTATGGTTCGTAATTATATCTATGAAAACAATTTACCTGTTAAACTAGTGATGACAGTTCACGATCAAATCGATACAATAGTACATAAAAGCTACGCAGATGCGTGGTGTACTAAACTTCGAGAGATTATGGAAGAGTCAACTCTAGATATTATACCATCAGGGCTATTAAAAGCAGAGACAGAAACATCAACAGTATGGAAAAAGTAGAAGACGTGACAGGAGAAGAACTTAAACCAGGAGACCATGTGACAATTCAAGGATGGAAAGGGTTAGAAGTGGCAAAAGTTAGAAGATTTACAGAGGGATGTATGATATGTGATTACACATTTGTTAATTACAAAGGGGCTAAAGCTCCAGGCAGATTACAACCTTATTTACCAAATCATCCTAATACAGCAACTAATGAAAAGTATCCTAACAGAATGTTAAAAGTTCTTAAAATAACAAAGGAACAATATGAAAGATTCGAGCAGAACCTCTAGACAACTAGAGATAGTACAGAAGTTCGCAGATAATAAAGGTAGAGGTACACTATTAGCAGCTACAGGCTTTGGTAAGACTTTCACAGCAATCATGGTTATACTAAGATTGCTTAAGTCTAGACCACAAGCTAAAGTTATAATAGTTGTACCTACTATTAACCTTAAGAATCAGTGGATAGTAGAGTTACGCAAGAACAAAGTAAAAGATCATTGTGATGTAATAGTAATTAACACTGCATATAAGTCTAAAGCTAAATGTGATTTACTTATATGTGATGAGATGCATGCTTATGGTGCTGAACAGTTTATTAAAGTATTCGATAAGATTACATATCAGTTTATATTTGGTTTGACAGCTACAATAGAGCGTACAGATGGTATGCATGAGGTATTATTACAATATGCACCTGTAATTGATGAAGTTCCAATTGAGGAATGCCATAGAAATGGGTGGGTAAGTGATTATCTTGTGTATAATTTAAAGGTACCAATGTATGAAGATGAGCAAGAAGACTATGATAAAGCTAATAAACAGTTTAGATATGCAGCAGGCCAAATAGGGTTTGGAGGCGCACAATCATTTAATGCAGCTAAGAAGTATCTAAATGATAAAAATGCTGATCCTCATAAACGTGCAATGGCAGCTATATATTACAATGCTATGCGTAAACGTGGTGATATATGCAAGAACTCTCAAGCTAAGATACCTGTAATTAAAGCAATACTTGATAAGTTTAATGACCGTAAAGCTCTGTTGTTCAGTGCATCAACTAAATTTGCAGATGATGTACAAGAAGAATTGGGTGATATATGTCTTAGCTTTCATAGTAAACGTACTAAGAAAGAGCAAACACAAATACTCAAGAAGTTTAAAGATGGTAGAACAAAACAGCGTGTGATAAGCTCAGTTAAAGCTTTGAATGCAGGTTTTGATGTACCTGATTGTTCTTTAGGTATTGTGGCTGCAGGTAGTTCTAAGAAACTTGATAATATACAACGTACTGGGCGTATTATTAGGTATGTCCCAGGTAAAACAGCAGTTATTATTAATTTATATGCACCTAATACACAGGAAGTCTCGTGGCTTAACAAGCGACAAGAAGGACAGATTGTGAAATGGGTGGATACTATAGACGAAATCACAGTATAATGAAAGCACAAGATTTTAAAGACAGACACCGACACGATAGAACTACAAAGATGGAAGATGCTCCTAGAGTAGATAGGGATAAAATAGATTTAAACGACCCTAAATATAATTGGATACAAGTGGGACATACAAAGTTTGGAAGGTTCATGTATTGCACTAACACACATGTTCGCAGAGCTCAAACTATGGGCGAGTTTTATGGAAGTGGAATTGTAGATTAATTATAAACTAGATAAAATGTTAGTACAAAAAGTACGGCGTAAAACATTTACAATACGTCCATCAGGACGTAGCACAGATTTTATTTCGCCCTCCTTTGGTTATGGCTGCTTGTATAACTGTTCATACTGTTATATGAAGCGCCATAAACCTGAAGGATTAAGTGTAGCCACCAATACAGGTGATATACTTACAGAAATAAATAACCATGCATACTTCACACCCGTGGAGAAACCTAATCAGACACATGCAAAGTATACTACATACGACATTAGTTGTAACGAAGACTTTGCATTGCATGCTAAATACCATGATTGGGAAAGAATCTTTAAATTCTTTAGAGATCATCCTGTTGCAATGGGTAGCTTTGCTACTAAGTATGTTAACCGACATCTATTACATTTTGATCCGCAAGGTAAAATACGTATTAGGTTTAGTTTAATGCCACAGTATATGTCTACATTACATGAGCCACACACATCTAAGATTATTGATAGAATAAAAGCTATCGATACATTTATAGATGCAGGCTATGATGTGCATGTTAACTTCAGTCCAGTAATTGTAGAAGATACCTGGTTAGAAGATTATGAAGAATTGTTTGAGTTACTTAACAAACACGTTAGTAATAAGGACAAGGTATTATCAGAGGTAATATTTTTAACACATAACGAGAAAAAACATGAAGAGAATTTAGTAAAACACCCTGAAACAGAGGTTCACTTGTGGAATCCTGCAATACAGGAAGAAAAAGTTTCACAATATGGTGGAACTAACATAAGGTATGCTAGACATCTAAAGCATTTGTACATAGATGCATTTAAGGCTTTACATGAAAAGATTATACCTTGGAATACAATTAGATATATTTTTTAACATAACTAGAGGAATGTGGATCAACAATACCAATAAGACTACAAGTTATGTAAATTAGGCATGAGTGATTAACGGTTAAACTCTAATAATCCCAGCTACCGAGCGTAAGACTTCGATACCAAACCTGGGAGCCTATTTTAATACGTGAGCAAGCTACGTGAACGCTGCATAACTAAAGTCCTCAACATTTAATAGCTTTTAGTGAAGTTGAGGCAAAACTTTTAAACTGGGATTTAAAAGTCAGCGTTGAAAGTATAGAGGGTGGTGGGAACTTACTCTCTTTGCTTCAACCAATTAAATAAATATAGCTATGGAGTAAACTATCACCATTATTAATGCGTATAGAAATTTTGTGAATTTATTCATATAATGAATATACCAAATAATAATTTAAAGAGTATTAACCTAATATTAAAAAACCATTAAGTATGGGCGAAATGAAAAAACTGTTTATTGAACAGCGTGTAAAAGCACATGAAGAAGCAACAAACAATATAGTAGAAGAAATAGCAAAAGCTATAGAAAAACTTACTACTGCATCAACCGAACAAGGTAAGCTTCTAAAACTAATAACTGAAGAGATTTTAACTTTAAAAAGTAAAGTAGACAAACTAGAAAACAAACACACTCATGCCTAGTAAAAATTATTTAAACTATGAACCTCTTATAGAAGAGGAAAAGGTAGAAGAACAAGAAAAAGATATGACGGGATATGTTACTACAAATATATTCCGTCTTATGTTTGGATTTGATTATCCAAAAGCCTATCAAAAGCATAGGCATGTAGAAACAATTAGATACCCTAAAACAGACGGAAGCAATGGCAAAGTTAGTAGATTTCGCTGAGTTGGGCCTTATCAAGGTCCCTGAGCAAACAGAGACTTACATACCAGTAAGTCACCAAGAATTAGTTACAAAAATTAAAGAAGCAGGTACAAAGCATTACAATACCTCACCTTTTGAGACAAAGTTAGAAATAAATCATAGAGGCCAACAGATGTTTGGTAGTATGACATTTCATGATGGCTCTCAGTTATCAGGTAGTGGTATGAATAGAAGTATTGGCTTTCGTAATTCTTATGACAAAACATTACCTATAGGTGTATGTGGTGGAGCATCAGTAGTAGTATGCTCTAACCTTATGTTTACAGGTGATATTATTAAAATGCGTAAACACACGCAGAATGTAGAAGATGATCTGGATAAACTTATACAAAAGTTATTTGATGATGTAGATCGTCGTTATGATCAATCTGTTGAAGACAAATTGACTATGGAACAAATACATTTTAGCGATACAGACGCAGGAAATTATTTAGGCCAATTATTTGTTAATGAGGGTGTACTAAATGGTGCACAGCTTAAGAAAGCAACAGATGAATGGTTTAATTCTTCCGCATTTACAGAGCGTACAGCTTGGTCTGCATATAATGCATGCACAGAAGCTCTTAAAAGTGCGCACCCTATGAATGCCTTGGAAAAGTATACTAAATTACATACATTTACAAAAGAATTTTCGATAGATCCTTATGTTGATATGTTAAAACATGAGAGCCTACCGTTTTAAAATGTAAGTATGAAGGATAGTCCCTATAGAGGTAAAAGGTTAGAAATGCATGAAATTTATAGCTTGTATCAAGTTTTAAAATTTTATTATGAAGACTTAATTGATCTACCTCCGAGTGCTGTGGCAGATATAATGAAAGCGGAATTTGGTTGCAAAGTAACTGAAAAAGACGTATATTTATATCTTCTCATGGCGCCTCATTGGGATGCCAATGGCAATTTAAACAGTTATGATTAATTGTATCAAATGTGAAGAAGAAATGAGATGTTTACCAGATGAGGTTCTGGTAGATTTAACTGAAGAGGAACTTGATAAATACCTAAATTGCGATGAAAGTATCTTTGAACTTAACCAAGTTGAAAGGCAACCATCTCACTCCTAGCGAATTTGTTTACATGCTTCTTAAAAGTGAAGGAGATAAACAAGTTCAGAAATATTTAGAAATCCTACCTATAGACAGTGTAAAATTACAGACACGAGGCTTTGTTAAAATAATGCCCGATCAGTCTCTTGTGCTCCGTCAAAAAGCGTTGGATTTATTTAAAGTGCGAGGATGTGAAGATTGTTGGAATCAATTTGTAATTGCCTATCCTATGAGGGATCAAGGCAGACCTTTACATAATGATATGAAGCGTAATAAGCTTAAATACATATCATTAATAGAGAGAAGTCCTGGATTGCATGAAACTATTCTTAAAGCTATTGCAGCTGAACATGAAGACAGAAAGCAAGCCAGTTATACTAATGAGTTTCGACCGCGTTGGAAAATGATGAGCACATACTTAAACCAAGAAGCTTGGACTATGTATGATGGAATAGAACCTCCAAAAGCGAGTGAGGAACAAAAATACGGAGAAGATTTAATATGAGCGAGGAACACAAAGCGTTACCTTGGCGCCACATATCTAAAGCCTCTAGTGCAGCATTACGCTACATAGATGGTAGAAGAAAGGGAACTATTAAATCTCTAACCACCCCATGGAAAAAGTTTAATAACATTTCTATGGGAGGGATTGAATGGCAGACTATCACAACTATTGCTGGTATGTCTGGTAGCGGTAAAACTGCAGTATTAGGCCAACTTGAGACAGGATTGAAAGATCTTAATCAAGAGGATGATTTTGCAATACTATCATTTAACTTTGAGATGCTATCTTCACGGCTAATTGGCCGTAAACTTAGTAATAAGATGAAACTTACTACACAGCAGTTATATAGTGCGTCAGACAAATTTACTTTGAATGACAACTATTATATGAATGCAGTACAAGAAGCTCGCAAGTTAAATAAGTATGATATAAATTACGTAGATATACCAGGTAGTGTCAAATCTTTAGAAGCAACTATATTAGCGTTCTCTAAAGAAAAAGATAAACCTGTTATAGTTATGTTAGATCATACTCTGCTTGTAAAGAAGGCAGGAGGCGCACAAGATAGAGATTTACTCTATGATCTGATGGCTATGTTCAATGGTTTAAAGAAAGTTATTAGAGTGGCATTTATTCTAATATCTCAAATGAATCGTAACATAGAGAATTCAGAGCGTATCCAAAACCCTGATTTACATTACCCTAAGAAACAAGACATCTTTGGTGCAGATGCATGTTATATGTATTCTGACATTGTTGTAGTAACACACAGACCAGAGATGCTTGGTATTAGGGCATACGGCCCAAAGAGATGGCCTACAGATAATGCTATATTTTGGCATTACTTGAAGGTTAGAGAGGGCGAGCCTTGCATTGCTTTAATGGAGAATGATTTGGCTCATAATCAAATATTAGATGCTAAACCACCAACCTATTCGAGCAATGAAAGTGAAGAAGTACGAGAAGATAGTATCCAAGATACTACTTAATAAGTTTACAGCTAGAAATAGCGATTACGTTCTGTATGCATTTGTATTGCTAGACTATGGTGTTGACATTGATACACTAAGCACTAAAGATTTTCTAAAAGGTTTAAACAACAAAACATACCCTTCTTTTGAGGGTATAGGACGTTGTCGCCGTAAACTACAAGAAAAGCATCCAGAGTTTAGAGGTACTAAATGGGCAGCAAGGCATGCAGAAGAAGAAAAAGTAAAAACCGAAATTAATCTATTTTAAATGGCACAAGAAGTATTAGTAGTTGGCGCTAGTGGAACAGGGAAATCCACTTCAATCGAGAACTTAAACCCTGAGTCAACATTCATTGTAAACGTAGCTCGTAAGGCGTTACCATTCAAAGGATGGAAGACTAAATATCCTGTATTCGACAAAGAGAACCCTAAAGGTAGATTCTGTTCAACAGATGTACCTCATGAGATTCTTGGATGTTTGAATTACATCAACGAAAAACGTCCTGAAATCAAGACGATCATTGTTGATGATTATCAATACACTATGGCTAATGAGTATATGCGTAGAGCTAGCGAAACTGGTTTCAAGAAGTTTACTGAGATTGCTCAGAATGCTTGGTCAGTTATCAATGCAGTTAAATCTATGCGTGATGATTTATTAGTTGTGTTTATGATGCACTCAGAAACTACATTTGATGCACATGGTAATAAAGTTACCAAAGCAAAGACTATCGGTAAAATGATGGACAATGTAGTTACTCTAGAAGGTATGTTTACAATTGTATTGTATACAGATGTCACAAAGAGTGATAATGGTATGACGTACTCGTTTATTACACAAAACGACGGCGCTAATACTGGTAAAACTCCGAAAGACATGTTTGGATCTGTTAAAATACCAAACGATTTAGCATTGGTAGCAAAGGCTATCGAAGATTATCAATAATTAATTAATTTCTAAAAGAGAGAAAAAATGTACGGAAGTAACGTAGAAAGTAACAGTACAGGTGGAGTAATGCCATCAGTAGGTATCCAAGAAAATTGTGAATTAGTGAGCGTATCACTAAATATGGATAAAGGCGGAAGACTTGACTTTGAGTTCAAGCAGTCTAATGGTGCAACAGTTAAGCATGCAGAATTCCCTGCTAATCCAGATTTTGGAGATGTAGAGAAGCAAGCTACAGATGTATCTCGTCGTGTAAAGCATATTGCTACTAAGTGTATGCCTGAAGCAGAGTTTGTTATCGATAATGTAACAACGTTTGCAGAGTATGCAAATAAAGTTATAAATCTTTTTGGTCAAAAGTATATGGGTAGAAAGTTTAGAATGCTATTTATTTACAAAGGTAAATATGTATCTCTTCCTAAATTCCCTAACTTTATTGAGGCTATGGAAGTACCAGCCGACAAAAGTAACATCTATATTTCTGATTGGAATAAGAAGAAATTGGTTAAGCCTGAACCAGATGCAGCTGCAGTAACTCCAGATACAGTTATGGCTACAGGTGGTGCTGAAATGCCGTTCTAATGTACGGCAGTAAAGTAGTAGAACTAAGTGAAGATGAGATTCTAAGCAGGGTAACTTGCTTAGACATCTTCTCTTATTATATAGGTAAAGATTTTAAGTATGGGAGAGCTATGTGTTCTCCTTTACGTAAAGATAAATCTCCTTCTTTTACTATTTTTAGACATAACAGTGGTAAATTCTTCTTTAAAGATTTTAGTACAGGCGATACAGGTGATTGTTTTACATTCCTTACAAAAATGTTTGGACTTAAACGGTTTGACACATACCGTCTTGTAGATAATGATTTTCAATTAGGAATTTCTACTAAATCTTTTATGGCCCCTACTAAACAATACGTAGGTAAGCATGTAAAAGAGTTGGAAAATATAGAAGACTCTTCTACTACTATACAAATTAAATCACGTCCCTGGAACTCTAAGGAGGATAAAACTTTTTGGTCTAAATATGGAATATGTTGCGACATCCTTAATAAATTTCACGTCCAACCTGCAGAACACGTGTGGGTTAATGGTAATCTCATTGTTAGTTCTAATAGGTACAATCCTATTTACGCTTACAACTTTGGAGAAGGAAAAGTGAAAATATATCAACCATATAGCAAATTTAAATGGCTTAGTAATACTAGTGTGCCTGACCTTCAAGGTTTGAGCCAACTGCCTAAAAGCGGAGACATACTAGTTATTACTAAATCACTCAAAGATGTTATGTGTTTAGATATATGGGGAATACCATCTATTGCTCCATCATCAGAAAGTTGTGTCATTCCTGCAGATATTGCAAAGAATCTAAATGACAGATTTGCAAGAATTTACATATTATATGACTTTGACCGCACTGGAATATCTTTTGCTAACAAACATAGGAAACTGTATGGGTTTATGCCGTTATTTTTTACTAACGGAAAATTTGATACCTTTGACTACAAAGCAAAAGATCTGTCAGACTTTATAGCTAATAATAGTTTAAAAGCTGCAGCCGAACTAATAGAATATGTATGCCACGAGGAATATTTATACCAGGGAACGTCCCCTCAAGTAAAAATGGTAGAAGATGGACGGGTAGATACTTTATAGTATCTAAACAAACGCAACGATACTATAAAGAAAGTAAAGAAGCGTGGAAAGACAATGAGAAAGTATTTAAAAAGATGATCAAAGGTAAATCTAAACCTTATAGAATATCATTTAAGTTTGTACGTAAGAGTAAACATAAGTTTGATTATATCAATCCTGCTCAAACAATACAAGATCAAATGGTAAAGTACGGTTGGATAGACGATGATAATGCAGACGAAATGCTTCCAATATTTGTCAAGTTTGAATACGATAAAGAAAACCCAGGAGTTTATATTAACGTTTTAAAATCTTAAGTATGTCTAAAATTAATATCAAATATCCTGAAGAGTTTAAAGAGAAATGTTTTAACAATCTCAGATTCTTTATGGATATTAGATTGCTTACTTCAGCAATGGAGCATGGGCACGACAATATTGTGCGGTATTACCTTGAACAAGCTTTAGAAGATCCTGAATTATATATTAATAAGGAAATTCTAGATGATGGTTCTCGTAAAATAGCTAATGCTAGAATACACGCACATACAGTACGACAAGAGTTGTACAATGAATACATGGAATTACTAACCTTAACACTTGATCAAACTGATGTCAAACGAACCGAATTACTACGCTAAGGAAGATATTTCCAATAGTGATTTAGGAGAGCTTAAAGTGTCTCCTAGAAGATTTATAATGCGAAAGCAACATGAGATGCAGACCAAGAGCGCCGCAATGGAGCTTGGAACTCTTATTCATAAATTTACACTTGAACCTGATGAATTCATTATGGCTGATGTTGAGCCTATTGGAGGAAAAATGGGAGAGTATATTAAAGCGTATTTTGAATTAGAGAAATCTGGTACACCAGAAGATCAGATACCTCAAATGGCGTATCAAATCTCAGGATACAAACCATCTCATTCTAAACCTGAAACAATACTTAAGAGTTTCAAAAAGAAAGCAGAAAATGTAGCTTTCTATGAATTCTTAAAGGCTGCAGATGGTAAAATTGCTCTTACAGCAAAAGATCGTCAAATTATAGAAGGATGTCTAACATCTTTAAAAGGACACGTAGTTTCAAATAAACTATTGTATCAAAATGAAGATATTTCCTTTGCAGAAAAAGAAATTTATTTCAATATGCATGGAGTGGACTGTAAATCTAAATTAGATAGAATCACAGTTGATGAAGAGAATAAGACTGTAACGTTAGTTGATCTTAAAACTACAAGTAATCAGATATATGGAGAGTGTAGACCACTTGAACCTAAAACTGGTATACTTCAAAGAGATTGGCATGTAACAGGATTTATGTATTCATGTTTACAGTATTCTTATTATAGACAACTTGCTTTTTACATTAGTGCAATCAAAGCTGAGTATCCTGACTATAAGGTAATACCTTATATAGTAGCAGTGGATACGAAAGGTGCATATGATGTAGCAGTTTATCAGCTTCCTATAGAATGGTTAAATGAAGGAGATAAAGAGATTGAATCTTTATTAACTGAGTATAAGCACTACAAGGAAACTAATAATTGGAATGTTAAACAAGGTTTCGAAGAAGCTGTAACTTATTGATAAAAAAAATGACTATGAAGACAAAATCATTTACTTATATATTGCCTATGTTGGCATATTTTGTAGATATTAAAAAACGTAATCTAGTCAACACCTATGTAGGCGCTAAAGAATATCCAGAGCTTGCAAATCATATTTTTTTATTATATAAATTTCATGGAACTAAAGAATTTATTTTATATGAGGAGAAATTAGAACAATGTTCTATTTTTCATAGTAAGTATGACCCTGACACTAACCATGTTATGTTTGTATTTAATGTACCAGAAGATTACCAAGATATATACAATTTGTATTTGAAAGGTAAATACTCTGAGTTTCCTCAAGATTATAAGATACAAATCTTTAAATACCATAATATTACAGACTCATCTCATAGAGTTGCAAAAGTACTGTTTAAACATCCTGATCTAAGGGAGGAATTAGAAGAAAGATTAGGTGTTGAGATACCTGAAAATCAAGAAGTTTCTTCAGTACCTGACTTAAAAGAAGAGATATATTAAAAATTAATTAACCAAAGAAATGAAACTACAACAACACACAAACGTCGAAGAAGTTATCGGCGTACAGCAACAACACAAGTTTAAAATAACGGACGGATCACAGGCTATCATTATGGATAGCCTTATTAATTTATACTCGGATCCTATTGGTTCGATTGTCCGTGAGATCACTTCTAATTGTATCGATGCAAACCGTGAGCGAAATTTAAAGCTAGAAGGTAAGATTCCTATGGAAACAGGGGATAACACTGCTTTTTGGTCTACAAAGCAAACGGTTTGTATTGAATACATTGAGAAGAACACGATTCTAGGAGTAGATGAGTGTATTATGTTCCATGATTATGGATGTGGCCTTTCTCAAGATCGTGTACAAAATGTATTTACTACATTTGGTGCTTCGACTAAGAGAGACAACAACTTCGAGATTGGAGGTTTTGGCCTCGGTGCGAAATCACCGTTAGCCTATGCAGATACTTTCTATGTATCTAGTAGACACAATGGTACTGAGACATATTATATGATATATCGTAATAACGATAATGTCCCACATATGGATCAAGTATATCAAACATCTACAGATCAACAAAACGGTAGTACCGTAATTGTTCCTGTTAAAGATCACTATGATGCACGTAACTTTAAAGAAGCTATTAATACTCAGCTTGGCTTCTTTGAGAATCTTGTTTTTAAGAATGTAACAGAGTCTATAGGTAATATAAAAAATTACTATACAAGTAAGAATAAAGAGTATCAAGTTGTAGAAGAAACAGATAACTATGTTTTAACTAACGACGGTAGAGATGCTTTTCTTCTTGTAGGTAGAGTTGTATATCCTATTAATTGGGATCTTCTTAAGAATTTAAGTGAAAGTGAGTATCGTGCTAGTATAGGCGTTAAGTTTGATATTGGTGTATTAGATCTTGTACCTTCTCGTGAGGAGATACGATATACACCAAAAACTGTTGATCTTATAGAGACAAAGCTAAAGAAACTTGTAAAGAGTTTTAAAGATAATATTGCAAGCGAATATCAAATGACAGACTATCTTGAGTATATGTCTGCAGTAGCTAATCTTTGTAGCAGTGGCCATAGATGGAGTGCTCTTAGGAGTAATGATCCTAAAGCTATCAAAGCTAGTATATGTGATATGAGTTATTTTGACGTTCCATTTAAACTTAACTCTAATTTATCTCCTGGTAAGACAAACACAAATCAGCAGTTTCATCAAATATTTGATGGGATTTCTATGTATTTATGTAGTCTAGTGTCTAATAGGTCTGCTATTGGAGGAGAAACTATAGCTCATAGAGAGTTGAACGATTGGACAGCTTTCTTTGATGCTATTAGTAAAGTAAAAACAGTTTATTATGTAGATGGTAACTTTAGTAAAGCTAAAAGTTATACTATTATAAATCAAACTAAAGACATTTCTTTATTTCTTGCATTTAAAATTGATAAGCTTAAGATGGGAGATAGAATAATTAGTAACACTAATCTATCTGATTCTAGAAAACCTTATGAGCAAACAGCTACATTTAATACTGTATCTAGATTATTAGGTAAATCTTCAATGCTTTCGAAATATGCAGATGTTGAAGAAGCAGAGTTAGACAGTGATTTATATGGAGATGTAGTTGACAATAAAACTCGTCGTAAAGTTAACAAGATGGTGTTTGCTCGTAATGCTGAGTTTAAAGCTGATGGTTGGAAAACTCATATTAAGTACACTAATCAAGAGTACAAGATTTCAGAGCTTCAAGAGATGTTACATCCTGTTTCAGAAAATGTGACTCCTACTCTAAAAGCTGTAGTTTATGCTGAGACTAAAGATGTTGATGAACTTGCAAAAGTCGTTAAGATTCTCGGTAGTAGTAGTGATTATTATACTAATAACTACAATTACAGTTATAAGTTTCAGTCAGATTATAGAGTAGTAAAAGTATCCAAAGACGTGGCAAAGCAATTTGCAAAGTTAGATGGATTTATAACAGCACATGAATTTATGAAAAGTCCAACACATTTACAAAGGTTTGCCACTGCACAACGTATTGCAGAATTCATTGAAAACTTTAGGTTTTTAAACTATTATGGTGATAAATATGATGTAGGTTTACACAATCTCTACAGAAGTGTGTATGAATATCATAAAAGCAATACTAATGGATGTTGGCGTTGTGAAGATGACATCAAACCTATTGTAGAAGAGATTATGAAATTAGATATTTCAGATGACGTTAGATTCGATATGGAGATAATAGATAAACTGGAAGAACTAGTGGAATATTCACAAGGTTTGGATCTTTTGAACTTTGTAAACTTTACTAATGACTCTAGGAATTCTATTGAAGATTTCTTATCTTTAAAGGATAAACTGCCTGAAAATCAATCAATTAAATTAACATTAACCGCTAAAAATGAAATAGCAGATGAACTACTTAGTAGCTAAAGTAACGCCAAGCGACGTTACTGTAATCATTGATGGAAAGCATAAGAGAATCCGAAAGGATTCTCCTGATGCTGAACTAGTTATTGCTCTCGTAAAGCAATACAATTCGTGTAATATTCTAACTGAGAGGGTAGATATTATTACAAAGATAGAAGAACTTTGCAACCCTGCAAAGAAAATCGAATTTAATTCTGATGGAAGATTTGAATTCGATGGTAACTCTGCTATGTATCTTAAAGGTACAAGCGATCCAATACCTGAGTTTCTTGCTAAAAAGCTTTTGGAATATATTGACAAAGGTTTAAATGTAGAAGCTTTAGTTAACTTCTGGAAGAACACATTGCTTAACCCTGATAAAGGTGTTAGACAGCAATTATTTAGCTTTCTAGAACACAATGGCCACCCTATAACTGACAAAGGGTATTTCTTAGCTTATAAAGCAGTGAAAGTTGCTCGTAAGTATGACACAGAAACAGGTGAAGAAGTTGTAAGTATTAGTTATGACGAAAACACTGGTGAGCGTATAGAAGAAACTCTTAACCAGTCTATGACTTTCAAACCATATCACTCAGGTGCTCATGGTATGACAGTTAAAGTTGGTGAGCCTATCACAATGCCAAGAGAAGAATGTGACTCTGATCCTGATGTAACTTGCTCTGCAGGTTTACATGTAGGTTCTATGGAGTATGTTCATGACTTTGGATATAGTAGTGGAGTTATACTTGAAGTATTAGTTAGTCCTCGTAATGTTGTAGCAGTTCCTACTGACTATAATAATACAAAGATGCGTACTTGTGAGTACTATCCTATTGCTATCACTAATGGTGAGAATGAGAATATCTATTTAGAATCTGATTATGCTGCCTTCGACCATGCTACTATGGAAGATGACATTGTAAACTATGAAGAATCTAAGAGAGATGTAATCAAAGAGATTGAAGATGAATTAGCACAGCGTAGAGCTATTGCTGACGATATACTAGCATAACAAATAAGCCTCACAAATTTGTGTGTTGATTACTTGTTGTTGTTACTTTGTGAAGGTTTATTAGTTGTAAAAGGGGATGAGAGTTTTATACTTTCGTCCCCTTTTTTCTTTTCTTCCATTAGCTACTAGCTAGCAGATGCTACAAAGTACTCTAATTGGACAGCAGCAGTATCTGCTTTACACCATATAGAATCTATATTTACAAAAGATACATCACTACCAAATCCTGTACTAGATTCTGCATCCATAACATTATTACCAAGTATGAAATGATCTTCTGCCTCTACTTTTACAAAGTATTCAATTGAGTTTGTTCTTATTCTTAAAGAAAGAAAATTTGAACCATCTAAATTAGTTATACGTAAATATTTTACTGTACCATCTGCGAATGTACCTGCAGCGTTTGCTCCTGCAAACTTTATAACTTCAGTCCAGGATGTTGGTACATCCATTATTCTGTGATCCACTTCATCTACAGTAACAGTTTGCGTGTTAGTTGTACCTCTATCAGTGGAACCATCTCCTAGTGTAACTGCTTCAGTTACTGTAATCGTTAGTGTTGCCATTGTCTATAATTATAAAAATTTGTATTAATCCTAAAAAAAATTGTATTTCATAATATGGAGCCTGTTCTTCAGGGGGAAAATGTCTAACTCCAAATAATATACCTTTTGCCCATTGTACTCCAAATGTTAATTTCATTCTTCGTCTTCTAATAAATTATCTTCAACCCAATCAGACATACCATAAGATGTGTCTAATTCTCTTTCTGTTATTACTGTCCATTTATATATTTGATTACTGAAAGGGAATACTTTAGCCCATTTCTTAACTGGGTGATCTCCTCTATAATCATCTTTTAATATATAACTTTTCGTGCCACTCACTGCTCTTGTTAAATCTTGAATAGTTTTAATAACTGGTGAAGGATCTTTAAATACTTGCATAAAAGTATCAGGGTTTCTATAGTAACTCAAATCCTGCTCTACTCTAAATAAAATATTTAGTGTTGCCATAAGTAAATATTGATCATCATCATCAGCGTCTATTCCTTTTGCTAATGATTTTAACATCATTCCCAAAGACATAATAAAAACTTGCATTTGCAATGCTGCTAATGTTTTTCTTAAGTTAGCTGCATCTACTTGCTCTTCAACACCACTTAAAATAGTCTCTGCTTTTTGTCCAGTAACTCTTTTAAATAATAGCTTCATAAGTAAAGCAGAAGATTCTTTTATACCTAATTCCCATAAAGTATTGTATCTACCTTTAGTATATCTTCCTAATTGCTCATTGTAGATTTTTTTACTATATCTCGTGTTAAACCCTTCAAAAGCCCATGTTCTAAAGATAGTAAATAATAAAGCAAAATCACTACTTTTTATTGCAAGCAATGAGTTAGGATCATAGTTACCATGTAACTTTTTATTCATTTCTATTGCTGCATTTCTAAACTTAGTATAAGAATTCTGAGTAATAGAACTTAAATTATTATAATCCCACTCTTTTTGATACCCAAACTCTTTTACATTCCATGTACCATTTTCATTAAAAGCTTCATATAGATTACGTTTATTACCTTGTAAATCTACAACAACTGTATTTAACATTTTAGCTACAGCTGACATACCTTGAACCATAAATTCAGTGGATTGCTGAATATACATAGGAGCAAGTTTATCTAAGAATTTAAATTTCTTTTCTCCTCTTACATCTCCTTTACCATAGGTAATCTCCCGCATTTCAAAAAGTAAATTCATTCTTTTTAATATAGCAGCAGTTTTTGTAGCTGTAGGATTCATAGCCGCATTTAATACTATTCTAAATGCTTTTCTAAATTGGCTTGATGTGTAATCTTCTTCTCCTGAAGCATGTATAGAAGATGCAATAAATCCAAATCCGACGTTAGCGATACCAGCAGAAACATTCCACCCCATCCCTTTTAATTGAGTGTAGCCTATAAAGCCTCTAATAACCTTATTAAAACTAATAGCTTTAATGTTTAGTTCTTTAAACTGTTCTTCTAAAACTTCTACCTTTTCATTGTATTGAGCTTGAGTAATCTTTCCGTCGGCTAATTCATCATGAAGATCTGCATATTGCTCTTTAAGTTCTTTAGCTTTTCTATGTCGAGCTCTCATATCAGTACTTAAATTCCCAGGAAACTCCCAAGAAGTTTTTTGCTGTGCAGGCCTACTCTTACCATACATAATAGCTTTTTGAGCGTACTCTAAAGACTCTAGTACAATTTCAGGAGCAGTATTTATAGTAACTTTTTTATTACTCTGTGCTCTTTTAATTGGTTTACCACTAGAATCCATCAAAGGTTGTACTGAATCTCTTACAGTTCTCATTAAGATATTCACTAAAGGTTCTGCCTCTGCTTTATATTTGTAGTTCATAGCCATATTACCAAACATAACCATAACTCTTTCTAAGTCAAATGCTCTTTCTTCTAATGCTACATCTTCAGAACCTAAAAATCGTAAAGGAACTTTAGATATAGGAATACCCCTTTCGTCTAATTCAGATTTTAATCCTTCCTTCTCTCTGTTTAAAGTAAGAACTTCATCAGCAAATAGGGCTCCATACACCTGAGTATCTTTACCTAAATAAGATAATGCTGCTACAGATCCATTTCTCATGTATTCTTCTAACAAATCTCTTTGCATTGAAGGGAAAAAGTTATCTGACATTTCATTTACAGCAACTTCAGGTAAATAACTTTTTAATTCTGCCATTGTGTTTGTCCAGAAAGAATAGAACTCAGACAATGCTTCATTATTTTCTATTGTAGCAAACTCACTATTTATATACTGTTCTCCTATAGGATGAGATGTTGTGTACTTCCATCCTGAAGTTCCCCAAGCTACATTAGAAATAGTAGTGTTATACCTTTGGTCTAAGTAATATTCTGGATTATGCTTTCTAACCCATTGTTCGTGTTTAGCATCTGCAGTTTCTTTAAGCGTTAATCCTATTGCAGGCTTTAATACTCCTTCAACTACATCCGTGGCAAGTTTATTTTTATGAGCTTTTTCTTCTAGATTGTACTTCGCAACACCATCTTCTGCTCTACCTATAAGATCCATTGCATTTCCTTGCCCTAATTCTTTTTCAAGGTATTTAATATACTCTTCTTTAGATTTAATTTGACCAGCTGTGTGTCCATCTTTAGTCCAGAATCTAGTATCAATAACAATCTCCATAGCATTTTTAGTATCATAAAGATCTTTAAACGCTTCAAATCTTTCTTGTCTAATTTGATCACTTGTTAACCTTGTAGACCCCATAACTCTTTTAAGAGCTTCTTTATGCTTTTTATGAGCTGCCCCTAAATCTTTATAGTAATCATTAGTAAATTTAGATACAAAGAATCCTGTAGGATTACCTTCTTCATCTTTTTGTAAGAATATATCCTCATTTAATCCTAAAGACTTTAATTCTGTTTTTAATGCTTTAAATACCTTCTGTATTTCTAAAGTTAGATTTAGAGCACTGTCTTCTGTATTCCTAGCTATAAGCTTTAAAACAGAATCTATAGTTCTTACTACAGGATTATTAAAGTTTGCAGCATCTAAGAATTTACCTCTTAAATAACCTTCGTCCTCTAAATTTAAAAATCCTTCATCAGTAAACATTTTATCTGTTATAGGTTCAGTACTTTGCTGTTGAGTATATTCTTTAGTCCACTCAGTACGTTTAGATGCCATAGTAACCCCAATATCCTGAGCTCTAGCTCCTATACTAGAAAATATTTTCCTAGTAGGGTTATCTTGATTAGCTAGTTGTTCAGTAGATAATAAGTGTTTAGTATTTTCGAAGTTCCAAATATCTACTATTCTACTTGCATCATTTATTTCTTGAAGAGAAAGCTTAGGTCTGTCTAAAATATTTTTAGCCCACTCTAACTGTTTTACAGCTACATCTTCTATAACAAAAGTATTATTACCTTCTTTTAGCTTATCAATATCCTCTTTTAAACTTTCTATTCTAGAGGTTAAGTAAATACGTTTGTCAATAGAAGTGGCTAAAGTAAATCTACGCTGTAGATCTTTTATTCTTCCTTGTATATTTTGAATGATTTCTGCAATTTCTCCATGAGCATTTACAGGAAGATCTGTTATATCTACTATAAAATTATTATGCCCACTCTCGTAAATTTCTAAATCTATTTGATCTTCAAAATCTTGTATACTCTCGAATTGCTGTTTCATAGCTTCAAGCACTTTAGCTTCACCATGAGTTTCAACCATTTGTCTATAAACTGCTAGTTCTCTAACGGCTACTTCAAGTACTGAAGCATATGTTTTTTGTGCTGCAGGAGTATTAACTACTTTAACCTCATTAGAGGCAAGTTGGCTATTAACTGCATTTCGTATAGCTTCTATAGACGCTCTTCCGTGATGCATTTGTGGCACCATTTCTACAGCTTTTTCTGCTCTTGTAACTGCAGTGTATAACCATCTTGTAGGATCAAAAAGAACTTTTCCATTTCTCAAGACTCCTGAGAATCCGTGGTCTATATACACTTTTTCCCATTGTGACCCTTGAGACTTATGTCCTGTAATTGCGTACCCATAAAAAGCAGTGATAACTCTTTTGTCTATAACAGATACTATATTACCGTTTCTATCTTTTTCTTCAGTAATAAAAGGATCTAAGTAATCTTTAGTGATTTCTAATTTCTTAGAATCTTGTATCTTAAAGTTACCTTGTATTGCAGCCATTAACTCTTGATGCGCTACACCTGCTTTAGCATAGTCAGGGAACAATAAAATTGTATTCCCTCTTTCGTCTGTTAAAGCTTGAACATTAAGAGATATTAATGTTTGTTTTTCTCCTTGTCTAGTGAATCCAGGTAAATAGATTGTAGTTAGTTCTGGTCTTTCAGAGTTTTTAGTATATTTTTTACTTCTATCTTCTCCTAAAATTTCTCCATTTGCTAAAGTAGTAACTTCTTCTCCTTTAGAGTTAAGTAAATTAGGGTTACTGTTTGATACAGACATTAGAACTTCTCCGTCCTCTATAACGTCGGCATCTTTTCCGAATAACTCTTGTCTTGCTAAAGTATTAGCTGCAATTCTAGCAGGATTAGCAGATGATATATATGTTACATTTTTATTTTCTTTTAAGTCTTTAAGCCAGTTAGCTCTAAACTCTTGCACGCTTTTAGATATAACAAAATCTTCTAAAGAATTAGTAGGTATTGATGTAGCTTTTGTATTACGCATATTAGTAGCTACTGTAAGAACAGAGCTATCTAATCCTTGACGTTTAACTTCAGTCATTTCTAACTGATGATCCATTTTAATATCTGTAAATAATTTAGGATCTTTTCCTACAGGAGGAAGCTGGAAACTATCTCCAATAAAAATAGTTTTCATGCCTTCATCATAAAGAGGTGTAAAGTTTTCAAACTCTTCTTGCGCTAACATTGAGGCTTCGTCCATAATGTGTAGAACATTCTCAATATTTTCAAACTCAGGTTTAGGCTCAAATTGTCCTGTTTCAGGATTAGGAGCTCCATATAAAAGCTTATGATTAGTTATTAGTTCTTTTTTTGAATCTAATCTAATTCCTACAGCTTTTAATTTCTCACTAATAACTAGTACTGCTTTGTTTGTAGGAGCAGTAACTACAACTTGCTTCCCTTTCATTCGGGCATGATTTATTATATTTTCTATAATAGTAGTCTTACCTGTCCCCGCATAACCAGCTAATAACATTTTTGTTCCCTCCCCTGAAATGAATTCAGAAGCAGTTAGTAAAGCTTTAGTTTGATCATTA